GATCTTACGGTAAAACTGGGCGATCTACTGACGTTAGGTGGTTTCCTTGTCGGCGGACTTGGAGCGTTTTTCGTAGTTCGCGGCGATCTGAAAACACTCACAACGGTGGTCGAGATGCAGGGCATAGAACTCAAGGAAATGAAAGACGTGGTGAAGGCGCAAGCGCTCCACCAGCAACGTATGGATTTCCTTGACAAGCAGATCGAGGATTTGCGCGTCGGCGTAGGCTTCAAGATCCACCGAGAATTTACGTCGGCGGCGGCATCGGTGTTTGACCGTTGACACATAGTTCCGTCCCGCATAGTCTGCGCGCAACTTAATTTCGACTGGCAGCCGTAAGCGGCCACCCGACTAGCGCCCGTAAGGTGCCCCGACTAGTGGCCGTAAGCCCACCGAAGGAGAGCAAGATGATCGATCCCGATGAACCAGAACTCGAAAGGGAACAGCATGTCGAAGAAATCGAAGGACAAGAAGATGGACAAGAAGTCCTCGAAGCCGATGGGCAAGAAGATGCCCCCGTCGATGATGAAGAAGGGCATGAAGGGCAAGTAGACGACGAGCCCGCGCGCCGCCCCAGCCGGGCGCAGACGCGCATCCAGACCCTGACCCGAACGGCCACCGAAGCGAAGGAACGGGCCGACAAGGTTGAACGAGAATTGGCTGAGTTGCGCGCCGAACAGCGCCAACGCCAGCAGCAGGCGACCCAGGAGACGCCGCAGGATCGCGCCGCACGGCGCGCCTTGATGGACCCCCTGGACGTGATGCGGGAAGATTTGAAGGAGTCGGAGCAGCGGACCGCCAACATCCTGCACCAGCAGGCGCTGCAGAACCAGGAAGTGAACGACAGGGCGACCTACAACGGCATCCTGAAAGAGGCGCCGCACCTCAAGAAGTACGATGGCGAGGTCGAAAAGATCAGGAAGGAGCAGCTGGCCGAAGGCCGGTTCGTTCCTCGGGAAGTGCTTCTGGATCTGGCGATTGGCCGCGCTGCGCGCGCCGCCGCCGTGAAGAACGCCCCGAAGGCCAGGGCGCAAGCCGCGGCCAGGGTGGCGGGACAACAGGTCAAGCCGGCGCGTGCTGGAGGGGATACTGCCACCGCTCGCGGCCGGCAGGGAGACAGCCCGGAGAAACGGCTGGAGAATGTGCCAATTTAGGCCGGCGTAGCCGGTCATTTCAGGAGACTATCAATGGCCGGCGTCAATGTCGCATCCTCGTTCTCTGCCGATATCGAAAACTATATTGCCGACAAGACCCTGCCACTGGCCCGGCGCCAGCTGGTAGCCTACCAGTTCGGCGATCCGTTGCGGCTCCCCAAGGGGCGCGGCACCACCTACACCGCAACGCGGTATCTCCGGGTTCCCCTCCCCTACGCGCCGCTCTCGGAAGGCGTCCCGCCGATCGGCGAGACCATGTCGATCCAGCAGGTATCGGCCACCGCCCAGCAATGGGGCGACAAGATCACCATCACCGACGTCGCCGAGCTGACCATCAAGCATCCGCTGTTCGTCAAGGCGACCGAGCTGACGGCGCTGCAGATCGCCGAAACGCTCGAGCGCAACACCTTCAACACCCTGAACTCGGGCACCCAGGTCAACTACGTCAATACGCGCGGCTCCCGCGCCTCGCTGACCACCGGCGACGTCCTCAACCCCCATGAGATCAATCGCGCCTACGGCGCGCTGTTCACGCTCGGCGCCCCGCGCTACATGGGCGACGAGATCACGGACTCCAAGCTGGAGGCCGACGATGGGGGTGCAAAGGCATCCGATAGCCCCCGCCGGATGCCGCACTATGTCTCGATCCTGCACCCCCTGGTCGCGCAGGACATGCGCGAGAACTCCACCGTGGTGACCGCATGGTCCTACTCGGACATCAACCGGATCTACAATTACGAGATCGGCGAATGGGGCGGCATCCGCTTCACCCAGTCGAACATGGTCCCGACCTGGACCGGCATCGCGCAGGTCAACGGCACCGCCGGGCACGGCTGGTTCATTGGGGACCAACACCTACTACGTGCAGGTCACCGGCACCGACACCAACAACCAGTACGAAAGCCAGATCTATCAGGTGTCGAGCGGGATTAGCGTTTCGGGGCCGACCGGATCGATTTCGGTCATCCTGCCGACGCTGTCCGGCTATACCTTCAACGTCTATGTCGGCACATCCACATCGCCGACCAACCTTGGCCTTGCGCCAGCAACCGGCCCGACTGCTGGCCCGCTGCTCGGTCAGGCAACGCAGCTTGCCGGCGGTCAGACGGTCATTATCACCGGCACAGGTGCGATGCAGACCCCGCCCGCCGCTCCGGCAACTGGCGTCACGGTCTACCCCAACTACGTCTTTGGGCGCGGCGCTTACGGTCAGGTGCAGCTTGACGATGTGAAGTTCACCTACCTGAAGGATGCGGACAAATCTGATCCGATCAACCAGTTAAGGGTGGTTGGCTGGAAAGTTTTCTATGGGACTCTAATCCAAAATACTCAGTTTGCTATGAGGATCGAGTCCACCTCGGCGTTTAATTCCACGTTCGGGTAATAGGAGCAATATCAATGGCTTATAGGATAAGATATCAAGTTAGTGTTGACTGGGTCACTCCCGGCATGGGACCGGGACTATCCAACCCGCAGGGTCCGGGTGTTGCCCCGGCTGGCAACGCGCAGACGCTGACGTTCTTCAACGGGCAGTCGTCCACGCTCCCGCCGAACACGTCCACGTTCCTGACCGCCGATGTCACCACGCTTACCAACGCAATGGCGGCTGACATCGCCGCTCAGATGAACGTGGCGTCAGTATTGGCGAGGGTTCAGAACTTCTCGACGGGTACCGGCTAGGAGTTCAACGTGGCTCTCAAGACACTCGGAAGCCTTCTGACGACATCGCTCAATGGCTTCCAGATGCCGCCCAAATACAACGCCACGCCCGGCCTTGTCGTGGCCGACGTGGCGACGTTCAACAACGCCATCTTCAACGACGAGAACAACCCGCAGCAGAAGCTCAATCAGCAGATCATCAACACCTGTCTTGTTCGCGGCCAGATGCTCTATATCCCGAATCGTGGCTATCTGAACGTGCGTCCCGGCGACTGGATCTGCTACGACCAGTCCGGCTGGCCGATCCTGATTTCCAAGACCTCGCTGCCGCAGACACTCACAGCAACCGGCAACTGGTCTGTTGCCGCAGGGACCGCCGTTACGGCACTGTCCACCAATGTTCTCACCCAGGGCTGGTGGTCCGGCATGATCGTGACAGGGACCAATATTCCCACAGGAACAACCATTTCTGCTATTGCCAGCAACGGTTTGAGCCTTACATTGTCGGCGGCCGCAACAGGCACCCAGACCGGCAGCACGCTGACTGCCGGTTCATGGACACATAGCTAGGAGCTTCCATGCCGAAGAAAACCATCAAGGCGACGCTTGATGAAATCGAAACGCGAATCGTTGCCAGCGATACTCTCTCGGACGAAGAAAAGTCGTCTGCCCTTGCGCGTGCCCGCGAGCACGTTGAAAAAGCCCGCAAGGAAAAAGCGGTCGACGCCTACTTCAAAGCGGCGGTCAAGGAAGTCGAACGCTCGCATACGCCGGCTGAACAATACGAGGATTTTGAGGTCAATCTTCCTGAATATACATGGCAGATAAAGCTGGATAACGTCGGCTACTATCACGGCTGCACTTACGAAGTGCCGTACAGCGTTGCTCGCTCCATGGCGGACATCCAGTACAATGCGTGGTCGCACGACCGGGAAATCCAGGGCCGCCGCCGTCACGGTGACATCAGCCGGCAGCCGCTCTACACCAATCTGTCCCCGAACGCGCCGCAAGGCCGCGTGACCAATACCGGCAACATGGCGGCACCGAGACACCAGCAATGACCACCAAGACCAATAACCCGACCACCAAGCTTCTGACCGCAGTCGATACCGGCGATCTTGCGATCGGCATCCAGATCAATGCGCAGGTCGGGGCGAACCGCACCATCACTATGACCTCTGGCATTCCGATAGCTGTCACGCCGGCGGACCTCAATGCCTACATGGACAAGATGGTGGCGGTGATCGACCGGCAGAACGACAAGGGCATCCTTGAGCAGTGCAAGCTGGCGCTGCTTGCTGCCGAGAAAGACTTGATTACCCAGACCGAACAGCGGGCCGGGTTCGAGTCGCGGGCCGAGATGGACTTCCGTATTGCCAACCGGAAGGGCGACTATCGCCCGACCGAATCGCAGCAGAAGCAACTCGCCAACTACGACCAGTCCATTCGCGCGCTTCGGGAGGATCGCATTCCGAAGTTCAAGAAAGACATCGCCGACCTTGAAGCCCGGATCGCGGCAGGGGCCACTTCCAGCGGGGGGTAGCCTTGCCTCTCACCGCAGCTCAAATCATATCGCTGTCTACTCAGGATGCGCGCGTGCCGGGATTCACCGGACAGGCGCTTTCCCTGTTGAACATGATCCTGTCCGATCTCTGCCAGGTTTATGATTTCTCGGTTGCCAAGAATACCTACCAGTTCAATTTCTCGCCGGGGCAGATCAACTCTTTGGGGCAGGCTTACCAGAACCTGCCATCAACCTACCTGCGTTGCATTCTCAACGAGTGCTTCTATGTGATCGATGGCGTGCCTTATCCGATGGTCCCTTACGATCAGGCGGAAGGCGATATGTTCGTGGAGCAGTCGAACAACCAGAACTACCCGGTCGCGTTCTGGACTGATATGTCACTGTCCGGCGTGACAAATAGCAGCACTGGTTCGGGTGGTGCGGCAGTCCCGGTAATGCTGTTCTGGCAGGTGCCGTCTGGGGCATATCCAGTCACGGTGCGCTATTACAGTCAGATGGCGGACATCACCAATACCGCCACGATTCCATGGTTTCCCAATCAGACCTACCTGATAACGGAACTTGCCGGCCGCCTGATGCAATTGACCGATGATGAAAGGGCCGATGCGTTCCTGTCATCCGACGAGGATAGGCACCCGCAAGGTTCCGCCGTTATGCTCCGGCGCTATCTGCAAATGAAAGACGATCGCGGCACCCGTACCCGCACCGTTACGTTGGATCGGAGGCGGTTTGGCACGTCGTTTGACCGGTTAAGAAATACCAAGCAGGTGGGTTGGTGATGAAGAAACTACTTGCCGCCCTGCTCTGCCTGATGGCTTTTTCTGCGCCGGCCTATGCACAG